TGCCGGCGAAGCAATTCCCCCGCCGCTTCACACCCGGCATCATCCAATCTTTCGAAGACTTCGTCAAAGACCACCAGCTCAAACTTCCGACCGGTACGCTCCCGGGCCAGATCGAAAAGCGCCAGCGCACAGGCCAGGTCCACCCGCTGACGCTCACCGCCAGACAATGATTCGTACAGATGCCCGCCACTCGATGACGACAACACCACAGAAATGACGTTCTTGAGCTCCTTGTCCGACCGACACATCGAAACGGACGAAAAAGCCAACTGGAACGTCTTGCCGGTCAACTCGGCCAGATAGGCGTTCGTCCGCTCCTCCAAATACGGCAGAATCCCGTCCATCAACATCGAACGGAGCCCCCTCAGCCCGAATGCCTGCGCCCAGAAAACATGATCCCGGGACTCGCTCGCGAGCCGTTCAGTCTCCTGGGATAGCCTCAGGATCTCAGATTTGACCCTGGAAAGGTCCTGACGCGTCTTGACGATTTCGGAGTCGTCCGACGGTGCCATGTCCCTATAAACGGCTTCCAGGCGCTTTCTGGCATCCTGCTCCTTCACGCCGGAGGCCGTATGCACCCGGCATATATCTTCGTCAATCCTGGCCAGATTCGCATGAATGGACTCCAGCTGCGCCACTTGATGCTGCAGCATCAACTCCAAGTCCCTCAATGTCGCAAAAGCCGACTTTTCCGAGTGTATGGACTTTTGCCACAACGACTTGCAGCGCTCTGACAGGTCCATATACTTCCCGACCTCATCGACAAGGCCCAGTCTGTCCTTCCGAAGGCTATTCGCCGTCGCCTCCACGTGCTCGACACTGACATTCTGCAAGCACGTGGGGCAGGCGCCCTGGAGTTTGGCAAGCGATCCCAGCGTCTGGTCCAGCTCCCGGATGCGCCGCTGATGAGTCTCCATCTCCATGACCTGATCGGTATAATCCTGTCGCAATTTCTGGGATTCCCTGGCCAAAGCCTCCGTCGACGCCTGGGACCTGCCGACATCCAGCGTGCATCGGCTGATGCCTTCCTGAAGGCCCTCCAGATCGTCCATAAGTCCGGATCGGGCCTTCTGGATGTCGACGTCGAACCTGAGCCTGTCCTCCCGGATCCGCTCGATTTCTCTGATGATCTCGGAAGCGAGATCCTCCTTCGCCTTGCGCCGGTTGGCGGCCAGAAGCTCCAACGCTTCGAGCTTCCCCACAAGCCCGGTCAATTCGGACACCATGCACTTGCCGGAAAAGTCCGCCCGCTCGGACTGCTCCGAACATTCCTGCCCCTTCTTCCTGGCCATTTCGGCGGCACGGTCGAGGACCTCCATCCCAAGGATGCGCTCCAGAATCTCCTTCTTCTCGCTGTCCGTCAGCCACAGGAAACGGACGGCATCCTGGCCGAACAGGACCGCCTGGCGAAACGTCCCCCAATCCATCCCCAGGGCCAGATCTATCTGCTTTTGGACATCCTTGATCCGATCCATATGAATCGGGCCCGATTCCCCGATGATCCGGACGGAATTCCTGTCCTCCTGATGCTTGCGATGACGAATGACGCCCTTGATCGGAGCGCCATCCATCCAGACCTCCACGCGGCAGTCGGATGCGAACTCTCGATGGATCACGTCATCGCCTGAGATCCCCCGCATCGTCTGCCCGTAAAGGGCGTAGGAAAGCGCGTCGACGATGCTGCTCTTGCCGGCCCCATTGCTGCGCGATCCGGGCGCGTCCCTGTTCTCTCCGGTGATGGCGACAATTCCGCCGGGAAGCTGTATGTCCATGTCCCGGAATGAGAAGAAATTCTTGGCCACAAGCCGGACGATCCGCATCAGGATTGACCTTCGTTCTGCCCATCGGCAGGCTCGGCGAGCTTGCGCGTCGACTCCATCAGCCGGTAAAGTCGGGAATCCTTCTTGGCCTGATTCTCGGTCATGGCTTCGTAGTAAAACCCGTACAGCACGTAGATCGGACCACTGCACCGGGTGCAGACCACTTCATGCTGACGACCGAATACCGCATTGCCCCCTTCATCCGTCTGCCCGGGCACATTGATCACCAGCTGCGTCCTGCAGTGCGGACAATCGAAGAGGATCCTGGGAATGGCAGGCGGCATGTCGTCCATGATCAACACCTCGCTTCCTTGAGAATTTCCAGACCTATGCGCTCCAGAACCTCCGCCCGATCCTGACCGAACTGCCGCGCATAATCGCGGATCGCCTTCTCCAGATCCGCCCCGACTTGAACACGCTGGACCCCGGACACCGCCGGCATGTCGATCCGGGGCGCTCCGATCGAAATCCCGCGAACCCTTTCCCGGATGGAATCGGGCAAATCAATGTCGACGTCGGGATCGCCCGGCTCCACGGAGACGAAGTCGGCGCCAATGTCCTTCAGATCCTCAGCCGACGTGACTTTGACGAATCTTGGAAAATCAAGCGGAATGAACTTCGCGTCGATCCCGTCCTCATGAAGATCGACCAGCCAGATCCCCCGATCCTGCCCCGCATCCCCCCATGTGTGCTGCAGCGGCGCCCCCGGGATCAGGATCGGAACCTGTCCACCGTCGATGTACTGCGGCCGATGATAGTGACCGGCGATCACCAGCCGACGGGCATGGACGGACGCCTCCGACGGATCCAGGTCCTGCTCGAACGGAGACTGGAAATAATCAGAGATCGTGGCGCCCCGGATGCCGCGGTGCATCACGACGATGTCCGCTTCGACGTCCGGAGGCTCCACATGCCCGAACGGCGCCCCCCAGATGACATGGCCCTTGACCACCACCGATTCGGATCGGAGCCATTTCCAGTTCTTGGGAACCCGCAGCGCCGATACGCTCGTCAACTCGCGGACGCGCGACGCCTGATCGTGGTTTCCCTCGATCGACAAGACCGGAATCCCAAGCGGCCCGAACGCTTCCAGCTCCTTCCCCGTGAGCGCCAGAACATCCGCGTCGATTTTCTGGGCGTGAAAGAAATCGCCGGCAAACACGATTGCGTCGACATATTCCGCTGCGGCCGTGTCGCGGATCGCCGCGAGAACGTTGAGCGTGTCACGCAGCCGGGTATTGACGCCGGACTCGTCCAACCGGGCAAAGGCAGCCCAGGGATGACAGTGCAGGTCTGAGAAAACCAAGAGACGCATTCAATCACCGTCGCCTTCCGTCACCGCCTGGGGCTCTTCCGGTGCCTGGGACGCAGGCTCGGCCGTGACGGCCGGAGTTTCGAACACCCCGGCGATCGGATCGAGAATCTCGGGAATCTCGGCCATCACCTGATCGATCTCGGAAGCCCGGAAATGCCTGTCCTTGAAACACAACCATCCGGCCTTCTGGACCAGCCGCCCATGACGGAGCAGCAGTTCGTCCAGACCCGAATAACGGACGAATCCGGAATCGAACTTGAAATGCACCGACGCCTTCTTGAACGGTGCTGACATCGTGTTCTTGATCGCCTCGCATTCGACCACCATGCCGGTGATGAGATCACGGTCTTTTGCCCGTATACGGCCGCGCGGCTTCAGCATGAGACGGACCGCCGCGTGATACTTGATCGCCTTGCCGCCCGTCGACTCCAGCGTGGTGTAGCCGCTCATGAAGTTGAAATTGGTCCGAAGCTGGTTCGTGGCCAGAAGCGTCACGCCCTTCTGGCATAGATCCCCAAGCGTCGCCCGAAAGACGGCCGAAAAAGCCTTGGCCCGCTGACCCCGTTCGCTTCCCATGCCATCCTTGCTCTCCGCGGCGTCCAGCTCGTCCACCCCGCGGGTGCTGGCGAGCGAATCCCACGCCACCAGCATCGGGACCTCCGGGTCGGCCATTCTGGACACCTTGGCCAGGATCCGGGTGCATTCGTTGATGTCCTGCACCTTCGGATATCCGAGCCGGTCCCAGTCCACGCCAAGCTTCTCGGCAAACGAACGGTCGGTCTTGGTTTCCGTGTCGAGCAGGATGCATTGCCCGCCGGCGCGCTGAAAAGCGCCGATCGCAACATAGACAAACGCGCTCTTGGCGGTCGCCGGATCCCCCAGGACCTCCACAAACCGGCCCCGGGGGATCCCTTGACCCACTATCAGATCGATGGCCGCGATCCCCGTCCGGATCCATTCGATCGGACGGTAATCGTGCATCGCGGCAATCAGCGATTTCAGACCCCCCGCTTCAGGCGCGACTTCTTCCCGCACCTTCTTGGGAGGCCGTCCACGCTTCTTTCCGGCCACCCTAGCCGCCCGTCTGCTGGCGACGCGCCAGGGCCGCCTTGGCACGCGCGATCACGTCTGCGGAACTGGAGCGCGAACCTTCCGGCGAAGGCGCGGAAGGGGGCGCCGGCATCTCTTCGATCACTTCGTTCTCGGCCGAAGCCTTGATGAGGTCCTCCTTTGAAGTGGGCTCGGGCCAGGGAGCAAGCTGAGTCGAATGCCACGCAGCCTTGGGCGCCGTCACTTCGGTCGCCGCAGCGGATCCGTGCAGAACGGAGCGGATCTCGTCATAGCTCTTCACCCGGGAGCCGACCACCTCGGCCAGATTGACGAGCCTCGAAAGCACCCCCTTGTCAGGAAGCGCCGACGGACGCAACTCCGGCGTGATCGACTGAACCGGGAAATTGCCCTCCTGAGTCACCCTCGTCGTCACCGTCAGGATCAGATTGTTGCCCGAATCGGGATCGTCGATCATCGCGGGATTTTCATCATTGGCGAAACAGATATCCTCGATCTGCTCGCGCGTCGTCTTGGGATAGGACCAGATCCAGACCTTTGACGGCTCGGATATGAGAATGATGTTCGATACGGCCCGCTGCTTGACGCCGATCCGGCGGGCCAGCTTGTGACTGTCTTCCTGACCGCTGCGCCAGAGACCCTTGACGAATTCGCAGACGGGACACGAACGATTGAGCGTCGCTTTGGCGCAGGTGATCGGGTCCGTGCCCTCCTCGCCAATATCGTAATGAACCCCATACTCGACGAAGAAGCCCTTCTGCTTGAATTTGGCCTGGTCCTGGTTGGCCGGAGGCGGAAGAATCCGCAGACGATGCTTCCCTTCCGACGCCTTCCACCATCCGTCCGATTCGCGGCGACGACGCCAGTTGTCCCGCATCGAACCGTAATCCGAACGTCCATGGGACATGAACCACCTCCTCTGTGTCTGATACTTACGCCCATCAACAGGCTCAACGATGAATCAGTGACGCAACAGGTTACGCTTGATCCGTTCCACTTCATCCGCGCTGGGAGCGCTCATCTCATGATGCCGGCTCCGGGCGAGCGCGATGAGCATGTCCTTCCTCTGCACCAGCGCCGATTCGATCGCGCCCAGAAGCCGCTCGTCCTGCTCCGCCCGCAACAACCGCGCCATCGTGTCCATGAAGCGGGGGTCGCTCTTGATCGCCGTCTTGATCGCCGTCTCCGTCGGCTTCTTGTCGACGCTCTTGAGACGGATCTCCTGATCGAGCCGGGCTTCGAGACTCTCCATGTCCCCCTCCAGGGCCACCCGCTCCCCCCGGGCCCGCTCATACAGCACCGCAAACCACGCATAATGAGCCGCCTGGCGGGCCAATTCCGTATCCAGGTCGTCCCGGTCGATCCGGAGCTCTTCCTGCGTGGAAAACTCGTGACGCTCCGTGCCGACCAGGATCCTTACCATGACGTCGCGGTCTTTGGTCACAAAGCCTCCTGAATATTCTTCTCGCGCAGTTCCGGGACTATTTGCCGGAAAAGTCGCGCGAATTTCGCCACCGCACGCTCCAGCTCGGGTTGACTGCTGGGATTGCGCATGACATAAGCCGGATGGACGCTCGCCACGATGCGACTGCCGTCCTTTTCGAGGATCGTCCCGTTGGCCTTGGTGATGCCCCCCTCACCCCCGAGCTTCTCCCACGCCTTGCGCCCGACCGCGAGGATCAGCGGAGGCTTGAGCGTCACGATCTCGGTCGCCAGCCACGGGCACTGGGCGATGAGATCCTCAACCTCCGGACGCGAAAGCGGCGGGGGATTCCCGGGATCGATCACCTGCGGAATGAACGGGGGCTTGCACTTTGCGGCGTTGCTCACGCTGAGCATCTCCCGCTCGATGCCGTGCTTCTTCAAAAGATCGAACAGCATCGTGCCGGAATCCCCGACGAAGGGACGGCCGGCGCGGTCTTCCTCCTTCCCGGGCGCTTCTCCTACGATGAGAACGTTGGTCCTCCCCAGTTCCGTCGTGACGACTTTGCGACAGTGACCCCGAAGATCGCATCCGGTGCACGCCTTCATCTCATCGAGAAATCCGCTCCAGTGCGCCTTCACCGGGCGGACAAGCTTGTTGTATCCCTCCCCGGGACGCCCCCAGAGCGCATGCCGGACGCTCGGAGGATACTGAATGCCGTCCATCCTCCGGATAAAATCGTCCTCATCGACGAACAGCCCGTTCTCCGCGCGTCGACGGTGGATGGCCTTGGCGATGCGACGGTCCGATCCCGGCACGCTCGCCAGCGGCGCCAATACACGAGTGTCATGAATCACCCACTCGTCCGTCTCGGAAAGATTGACGTCGGCATCCCGGATCTCAACACCGAACATGGACGCCTCGTCCCGCAGACCTTCCGCCGCATCCGGATCCGCATTCAATAGAGCCGCGAACGTCTGGAGCGGATAATTCCTTTTGGCCCAGGCGACTCTATATGCGTTCCCCGAGTATGAATTTGCATGCGATTTGCAGAACGCGTACCTGGTGAACTCCTGCAGACGCGCCCAGAGCTCCAGCGCCTCGTTGCGGGCCATGTTTTTTCCGGCGACACATCCGTCCGCGAATCGGTCGGCCCATTTCGCCCATTCCGCCTTGCCCTCCTTCTTCGCGACGACTTTGCGGACCCGATCGGCGTCGCTCCAGGAAAATCCGGCCATGTGCACGCAGATGGCCATGATGTCTTCCTGGTAGACGATGAGGCTGTCCGGATCGGTTCGATAAAGCCTGGCCAGTTCTTCGGGAGAGAACTGACCGAGCGCCCCGGGACGGAACGCCGCCGCCGCCCAGACCAGATCCTCAAACCGCTTGGGGGCGAGATCTTCCAGGAACCTGCGAAGCCCCGGCGTGAGGAACTGCGGAATCGCCGCCGTGCGTCCATGGGCCAGATCTTCGTAGACCTTGGAATCGTCCAGAGGAATGTTCTCGAAATCGATCTTGACGCCGGCCGCCTTGATCCGCTTGACCGCTTCGAGCGCGTCGAGCCCGAGAAAGTCCATCTTGACGAATCCAAGCGCCTCGGCCACTTCCATGTCCCAGACCAGCGCCCGTCCTTCGCCGCGACGCACCAACGCCGAACGGCCTTCGGCCAGGGAATCCATGGAGATGACGAATCCACCGGCATGGGCGCCGAACTGGCGGATGCGGTTCCTGATCCTTCTGGCAAATTCGGCCGCGTCAGGACGCTGGCGCCGAAGTTCCTGCCATGTCGCCAGCGATTCGAAATCGACCCTGGACTCGTCGTTGTCGTGTGCCTGGAGAATCCGTCGGTACTCCAAGTCGGACACGTCTGACTGGAGCTTCACGCCATAGGCTCTGGCCGCATCCCGGACCGATTGGCGCAGTCCGAACGTGGTGTAGTTGGAGATCTGCGCGATGTTTTCTTCGCCGAACTCCCGGCGCAGG